CAAAAACAAAGTAAAGAGAAAAATTTTTTAACAAGACTATATTTATAGATATAAACAACAAAACAAAAACAAATTTAAAATAACATGGCTGATTTATTAATGAAAATGCCGATACCTTACGAACCAAAACGTCAGAACCGTTTTATCTTAAGGTTTCCATCGAGTTTGGGTATCAACGAATGGTTCGTAGAATCTACGGCTAGACCACATATCCAAATCAACGCAACTGAAATTCAATTCCTAAACACATCAACATATGTTGCTGGTAGATTTACTTGGCAAACAATTCCTGTTACATTTAGAGACCCTATTGGACCTTCAGCGGCTCAGGCTCTTATGGAGTGGGTTCGTTTACACGCTGAATCAGTTACAGGTCGTATGGGTTATGCTGCGGGATATAAAAAAGACATCGACCTTGAAATGTTGGACCCAACAGGGGTGGTTGTAGAAAAATGGATTCTTTATGGAACTTTCTTACAAGATGTTAACTTTAACACTTTGGACTATAAAGCAGATGCATTAGCAACAATCGCAGCGACTTTAAGAATGGATAGATGTGTGTTAGTATACTAATCCTATTTACAAATTTTATTATTTAATTATATTTAACCGTAAAGCATAAACTTTACGGTTATTTTTTTTATATGGAAACACAGTCAAACGACCACGGTCAACAAAATTTTACACTACCACACGATGTGGTACCATTACCTTCACAAGGAATTTTTTATAAAAACAAGAAAAAATCAATCAAGGTTGGTTATCTTACAGCATCAGATGAAAACATTTTGATGGGGGGAGGAGATGATTTAACACTTAATTTGTTAAGGGCAAAAATCTACGAACCAGATATCAAAGTTGATGATTTGTTAGAAGGTGATATTGAAGCGGTATTAATCTTTTTAAGAAACACAGCTTTTGGTCCCGATATTAATTTAAATTTGGTAGACCCCTCTACTAAAAAACAATTCCAAACAACAGTTAGATTGGATGAATTATCTATTATTAGTGGTCAACAACCAAACGAAGATGGAACATTTGTTCTAACTTTACCAAAATCTCAATCAACCATTAAAATAAAACCTTTAACTTATGGTGAGATTATGGAAATTGGTAAACTATCTGATAGCTATCCCCAAGGAAGAGTTGTACCTAAAATCACATGGAGATTACAAAAAGAAATTGTTGAAATCGATGGGTCAACTGATAAAGCGATGATTGCAAAAGCAATTGAATCAATGCCAATTGCGGATTCAAAATACATCAGAAAATTCATGGAAGAAAACGAACCACGATTGGATATGAACAGAACTTTACTAGCCCCTTCAGGAGAAAAACTAACAGTCAATGTTGGGTTTGGGGTAGACTTTTTTCGCCCTTTCTTCTGATTATAGAAAAAATCAAATAGATGAGTTCTATTATCTAAACACTTTATTGAACGTAACCTATCAAGATTTTGAACGAATGCCAATATTTGTTCGAAAATATTTGTTGGATAAATGGATTGAAGACCATAAGAAGGACTAAAAAAATAGTCCTTCTTCTATTTATATGTAATATCAAATTAAATTATGGCGGACCCACAAGATAACAGTGACAAAAAGGCGGTAAAGGAAACCATTGAAACCTTTGAGCAACTTACCACACCCATAAAGGCGGCTGCGGACGCTTTGAATATTTTAGTTAAAGAGTCTGAAAGTTTAAATAAAAACTTTGGTTTAGCTCGTTCCAGAATTGTAGAAATGCAAAAAGCCATTGCAGATTCTGCAAGAGGTGTCATTTCTTTGGGGGGTAAAATTTCTGATGCTACAGCAACAATTGAAAAAATTGCTGCGGGTTCAAGAAGAAACTTAATTGCAAATGAAGAGACCGTAGCACAGTTATATGCTGCAAATAAGGTTTTAAACATTGATGCACAAACTTTAGTTGAAAAATTTGGAAGTGTTGGTTATGAGGCGTCACAAATTGGTGAAAATTTACAAGAGTCGATTACAAAAGTTCAAGGTATTGGATTAAACGCCTCTATCATAATGAAAGATGTTGCCAACAACATGGAAGTTATGAACCGATTCCAATTTGAGGGAGGAGTTCAAGGATTAACCAAAATGGCGGCTCAAGCATCTATGTTAAGGTTTGATATGAAACAAACTTTTGACTTAGCCAATAGAGTGTTGAATCCTGAAGGTGCAATTGAAATCGCATCCGCATTCCAAAGATTAGGGGTTTCTGTTGGAAATTTAGCTGACCCGTTTGCTTTAATGAACCAATCAATTACGGACCCTTCAGGTTTACAAAATAGTTTGGCGGAAGTTGCAAAAACATTCACATACTTTGATGAAGAAACAAAATCATTTAAAATCAATCCCCAAGGAGTTTTAACACTTAAAGCATTAGAAGACCAAACTCATGTAAGTGCGACTGAAATGTCTAAAATGGGTTTAGCTGCAGCTGAATTGGATAGAAGACTATCAGACGTTAGTCTTGCTGGTTTAAAATTTGAAAATGAAGACGACAAACAATATTTGGCTAACATTGCCAAAATGGGTAAAGGCGGAAAATATGAGGTTGAATTAAAAGACGGTACCAAAAAAGAACTACAAAATCTTAATCAAGAAGAGTTTGATGAATTAATTGAACAACAAAAAAATGCTCCAAAAACTATGGAGGATATTGCTAAAAGTCAATTAAATGTTATGGAAGAGGTTGCATATAATACAAAGGCAACTCTTGATGCGTTGTTATATGGAACAATGTCAAACCAACCAACATTAACAAACCTTGAAGGTGTTGGTAATGTGAGTAGAAATATTAGTCGTGAATACTCAAGAAATACTGCGGACTATACAGAAAACGCAAGAGAAAAAACAACTGACATTATGAAGGATGTTGCTAAATTATTTGAAGAGAAAGAATCAGGTAAAATTAGCTCCAAAAAATTTGAAGAAAGTTTAGAAAAGTTTGTTAAAAAAATTGAAGATGAAGGTACTGGTACTGGTAAAAGAATGCTCGACGACGTAATTAAAAGTGTTGTTCAAGGTACTCAAAAATCAAAAGGAGGAAGTACTGTTGAAAGGAAACTTCAAGATACGTTTAAAATGTATTCAGGAAATAAAACTTTAACAGAAATGATTGGAAACGCAGACCAAAACCCTACATCAAACAATCCCGTTAAAGGAAGTCTCTTAACAAGACAAACAAACATGACCAACCCACCAACATCTAGAACACAAATGACAAGACAAATGTCTTCACAAGTTGATTTTGGTGGTACAATTACAATCAAAGTGGACGCCCCTCCTGGCGTTAGTGAACAACAATTCAAAACATATTTTGAGTCTGAGGAATTCAAAAAGAAAATATATGAATATTATAACCAAAAGGCCAAAGAATTGGAAAAACCTTAAATGATAAATAAAAAAAACACATCAACCTATTTATTAATAAACGCATAAATGGGTAGTCCATTAGATTATATTAATACCGATAGTTTCAGACAGAAACTTATTAAAAGAAATTTAGTACCTTATGCTAAATCGCCTAACCCTGCAACGCCCCCAACCACATTTGAAATAACACAATCTGACTTGGCGGTTGTTGATAGCCCTGATTTTTTAATCGACACACCAATTTTTGCCAACTCAAAAATGTATCCATTAAACAAATGGGGTAGTGATGGTGGATACAAACAAGCACCTGATATAAGTGGTAATTTAAACACAAAATCAAACCAAGGTGAGTACGGACCTGGTCAACAAGATGCACATATTTTAGATGAAGCTCAAATTGCTGCCAAAAAAGGTTTTGGTACTATTGCACCTGCTTGGCAACCATTAAACGCTTATGGTAATGGAGGTTTACAACAATTAGATAGTGGACAACTAATTGAAACTTTTGATACAATATCAACACCAAATCCAAATGTTGGAGGTGCAAGAAATTTATACAACAACCAACCTTACCCAAGTACCTTTACACCGTCGTCATATTCTCCTGTATCAATTTTATTATCAAAAGACCCACAAGGTAATAATGGATTATTAAGTTCGGATTCGTTTATTGCTCGATTAGGTGCATACAATCTTAAAGCCGATTTTGAAGATAGAGTAGGTAGAGAAATTATTAGAAATACTATTGGTAGGGCGAACATTTTAAACATAAATGGTGCAACCAATTTAGCTAACATTTTAACAGGTACAGTTCCAATCATAGAACCTAACTACACTATTACTGTACCATCAAATCCTATTCTTGCTGCTACCGATTTTGCATTAAGATTAGCGGGAAGTATTCTTCCTGTATCTGAAATACCAGGTTCGTATTGGGACCCAAATATTAACCCACCGCAACCAACAACAATTCAACAAGCCTTATTGGGTAACCCACTTTCAACTCTTGGTAAATTTGTAAATAAGTTACTTGGTGCTAATAAAACTGGTTCTCAAATCTTTTTTAACAATACAGGTCAAGGACAAAAATCTATTTTATTTAAGAACATTAATTTTAATAGATACAAACCTAGTTATGACAGAACATTCTTGGACCGACTTGGTGGTGCAATTGTAGGTACAAATACAAACAATGCAAACTTTTATGTTGGTTCGGTAACTTCAGACCCTTCAAGAGTATTTTCACCATCAGGTGCTTTACCGAATGATGCGTTTGGAAATGAGTTACAGAGTCCTGTATTTGGTCCACAAGAGTTAGCTCAACTATATGAAGGTCCAAGTAAAGAAATCAGATTAGGTGCTAACGGTCCTACATATAGTAATGGTGGTGGTGTTGAAGGTGGACTTACATGGGTGTCTCCAAAGTATAAAGGGAATGCTGGTAAGAAAGTAGGTATTGGTGGATTAGTTACAAACCAAGACTCAGACTTTAAACCGTCATCATATAATTCAACAGAATCAACAGAAAGAACTTTTAAAGAAGGTTCAATCCTTGATGATACACAAAGAATTATTAATAGCCAACCACAAGGTGGTAAAAGATTACAACACGTAGGAAATGCAATTGACCAAGTAAGTAAAGTATTTAACGACGGATATAAAGAAATGACCAAAGGTTCAAGAGTGTTAACATATGTTGGTGCTATTGGACAAGAAGTTGGTAGTGAGTATTGTAGAGTATTTGCTAAAGATATCCCATATTTGCAATATAATGATTTACAAAAACAAGATGGTATTACAACTGAAGGTAGAAGATTTTCTTATTCTGTTTTAGATAAAACATATAACTTAAACATTGTACCAAACAAACAAGAAGGTGGTCAAGATTCCACTAACTTGATTGGAAGTACAAACACGGCATATGCTAAAAAATATATGTTCTCTTTGGAGAACTTAGCGTGGAGAACTTCAAACACACCTGGTTTTTCAGTTGCTGATTTACCTGTATGTGAAAGAGGTCCTAATGGCGGTAGGGTTATGTGGTTTCCACCATATGGTTTGACATTCAGTGAAAACGTGAATGCGAATTGGAATCAAACAGAATTTTTAGGAAGACCAGAACCAATTTACACTTATAAAAGTACAAGTAGAACTGGTAATTTAACTTGGAAGATTGTTGTTGACCATCCATCAGTGCTGAACGTTATTGTTAATAAAGTTTTGGGTAACGAAACAAATAAAGTAAGGGTTGATAGTATTTTAGAATCATTCTTTGCGGGATGTAGAAAATATGATTTATATGAATTAGCAAAAAAATATTTCACAATACCACCAAATGATTTATTCCAAATACAACAAGCTTTAAGTTCTAAAGACTTGTCAGCAACACAAGTTCAAGCCGCTGTTGATACGGTTAGTAATGTACCACAAGTTGCTTCAAGTAATGGAAGTTCAAGTGGTTCTCAAAATGTATTCAAATCATTTAATCAAATAGGTTTTTATTTTGACAACGACATTCCAAAGGCAATGGGACAAGATTTTAACCTTTTAGTTAATTCATATCTTTCTCAAAAAGAATATTATAGGGTTAGTAATCCAAGTACCGCTCAACAAACAACTTCATTTTTCAATAATATTGTTAGTTCAAATTATGATAAAGTAAAAGAGTTGGTGATTGAAATTGACAAACAATTAACAAACAATCCTAATGATATTATAACCATAACAATTGATGGTTCTGCATCATCACCGGCAAAAAGTGCATATAATGATGGTTTATCTGCAAGAAGAATTGATTCCGCAATTAATTTTTTCAAAAGTAACCCAACACTACAAAAATGGTTGAATGGAAGTCCTAAACGATTAATCCTTAAAGCTGGTACCGCAAAAGGTGAAAGTGCTGAAGTTTTAAAATATGATGAAAAGACTAAAACATTTTCTCCTAATACTCCTGCAGTTTCTTGTACAGATAATGATAGTGATAGTCAATCGCCTACAGATGCGGTTTATACCACAAACGCAATGGCATGTAGAAGGGCTTACATTTCTGCGGTTCAAACAAAAATGGGTGAACCTCAATCGGTGCCGCCACCAAAGAAAACAACAACAACCGCAGGTAATAACATTATAAAAAGTCAAACAACACCAGTCAATGAACCTGTAGTTATACCTAAAGATAATATAAGTAAAAAAGTATTGAGAGCTCTGTTATCTGAATGTGATTATTTTGAAACGATTAAGGCGGAAACACCAATGGTGTTTGATAATTTAAGAGACAAACTTAAATTTTTCCAACCAGCGTTTCACTCTATGACACCTGAAGGATTAAATTCAAGATTAACTTTCTTACAACAATGTATGAGACCTGGAGATACAATACCGACAATGAAAAATGTGAACGGTGCATTAACTCCTGATTTCAGTAATGCCGTAAACACCGCTTTTGGTGCACCACCAGTTTTAATATTAAGAATTGGTGATTTTTATAACACTAAAATTATTCCTCAATCGTTACAAGTAACTTACGAAGATTTAGATATTAATCCTGAAGGTATTGGTGTTCAACCAATGATTGCGAATGTAACACTTTCTTTCAATTTTGTTGGGGGTAGTGGTTTAAAAGAATCTGTTGATAAACTACAAAATGCGTTAACATTTAACTTCTATGCTAATACTGAAATTTATGACAACAGAGCGGATGCAACTGATGATAGTTACAAAGTATTTGACACTGAATTCTATAAGTTAGCGTTAAGTAATGTTGCACCACCAACAATAAATCAGGCAACACCTAACAACGGTCAAAGTAATGATAGCACAATTGGTAATATTGAAACAAGTGTAATTACAAAATCAGGTCAAACTGGTACAATTAGTTATGGTACATTCATGACTAAATTTGTTGAAAGTACTCAAACATACTTTACTAACGTTCTTAACAAAAACAAAGAAGTATTCAATCAGTATAACAATGCCATGAGACAACAATGGATGATTGAAAGAAATTATACAACAGGTAAATTTTTAGTATCTAAGAGTGATGCCCAACCATTCACTTATTTGTTTGGTAAACCAAACAATATTGAAAAAAGAACAGAAGAAATATTTGGTCAACTGATTAAAGATATTAAAGACGGAAACGAAGACTTTGTACAATTTATTTCAGATACATCTAAAAACTTCTCTAATAGGGTTATAAACCAAGTTAAAGAAAATTATTCTAACTTTGTTAAAAACAAACAAGGGTCATTCCAAAGCGCTGTTACAAATATTGCTAGCACTATGGTTGGTATTGAACAAAATTATATTTCAACTTTAGCAAGAGTTAATACAGTTACTTATCAATTACCATCTAGACCAAACACAGGTACCGACGGACTTCAACAAAAAAATGGAACTGTTGTATCATATATTATTTCGGCAACAACTTACCCTGGTGCAACATTAGATTCTTTTGCTGAGTTACAAGAAGATGTTTTAAAAGTAAAAACAAAAATTGATGAGTTTAATGAAATTATTTGGACTGACACAACTTTCCAATATAGCAATGATAAACAAAACTATACGGGTACTTTAGTATTCCAAGTAACTCAAAATGTTCCTTACAAAGGGATTAAAACCGAACAGGTATTCCAACCATTCAGTACTAATCAAAATTATGTAAGTTTAAGTCCTGGTGCCACATTTGATAATTACATTTTTAGAAGAGTGTATATGATTGTATCAAATGATGTTATTGACAACAACAAGTATCAAACATTTAAAACAGCGTTGATTGGTAACATTATAAATAACCCAACATTATTTGGAACGGGTGGAAATACAAATTTAGATGAAGTGTTTGACGCTTATTGGATAAAAATTGCAAAACCTTTATTCGCTGAAGAAAATAGTATAACAGGTGAATTCTTAGGTTATATGGAAAAAAACAAACTTAAAGACTTCTTGGTATTTACTCCATTCCCTGCTAAGAAAAGATTATTTACATTTACTACTGAGGGTGCAAATACACAAGGACAACAATTACTTATTAAAGGATTGGGTGCAACATCAAATCAAAATACAAATAATCAAACATGGGACGATGAAAGTACAAGTGTTACTGATGTCTTTATTTCAAAAGCAAAACTTAACTAATGGCATACCAATATTGGAATAGATATAGTGATTTTTTAATTAATGGTGAACAAACAGTTGTACCATTTGTTCCGGTACCACAAAAGGTTACCGATAAGACTTATATCTATAAAGTTGCTAGAAGTAGATTGGATGTGGTGTCACAAGAGTTTTATGACTCTCCTTATTTTGGTTGGTTAATACTACAGGCAAATCCTGAGTTTGGTGGACTTGAAAATAATATATTCGATGGGGCTGTATTGATTATTCCGTTTCCTCTACTACCTTCATTACAGGACTATAAAGGTGCGTTAGATAATTATTTTTATTATTATGGCAGGTAATTTAACAGGGGATAATAATGGTAATATTTTAGTTGAGTTTGACTATAACAATATCATTGTCGTTGACCCTAACAAAACAATAAAGAACGGAAAAACTTATGAAAGATTAGTTGACCATGAAAACTTGGTTATGTTTGCTAATCTTGAAGCCGAACTTTTGCCGAGAACTAAGTTATCTGTTGGAGGTAGCCCTGAAGATAGAAATAGAACACTTTCTATTGCAAAAATGAATTTTCTTAGACCAACAGAAAGAGGAAATTTAACAACGGGATACCTTGATGAGATTACAGGAAAAAATGCAATAAATGGTTTAGGTAATAACCAATTACAAGATGAGGTTATTAATCCTAAAGACGGTACAGAACCTTATCACAAAATAAGTCTTGTTGACCCAGGTCAAACGGCAACTGACAACGGACTATTAGGGATAACAAGTATTTCTGTAAGAACATCAACATCTTTCATACCAAGTGTGAGTATGACACTTGAAGATGTTCAAGGAAGAGCTTTATTCCAATTGGGTAATAACTCCCCATATTCTGCTTTCTTTAATTTACCATATCCACCATTTTATTTAACACTAAAAGGTTATTATGGTCAAGCAATTAGATTACAATTAAATCTATTAAAATTTAATGCTAGGTTTAATACATACAGTGGAAACTATCAAATTGAATTAGAATTTGTTGGGTATAAATTTAACATACTGAACGAAATATCCATGGCTCATTTGTTGGCGGCACCTCACATGTATAGTACAACATTTGATGTTTCAAAATCAGTTACCTCACCCGAAACACAAAACCCAAGAACACCAGAATCGGCAACAAATGCAGCGTCAAACAATTCTACAATTAGCCAAGACAATGTTGTGGAACAATTTGTAACTGAAAAAGGTTATCAAAAAGTTATTGAAGTTTATAGTGAATATAAAGCCAAAGGGTTAATTAAACCTACGTTTCCTGAGATAACATTTTCTCAATTAATGAACAAATTGGAAAATTTTGAAAAAAACATTATTGAGTCATATACTAAAGTTGATGTCGAACCATTAACAAATATTAGAAGGTATAAAGAATCTTTAGCAAACTATTACAAAACAATTCGAGGAGGCCAAAAATCATGGTTCAATTTATATTTAAATCCAAGACCAATAATTTTAAAAGGTACTGGTGAAAAATTATATGCCTTTAAAGATGAAATTTTAAAAGACCCAACAAGACGAGAGTATACCAAAAGTTTACTTAACAAATATATTATAGGTTACAATCAACTATTATCTGATAACCCTACTTTGGGTGTTGCGGGTCCTGCACCAATTAAAAATACAATAAGTTATGACACCATGATTAAATCTGTTGTTTTAACGGATGTTGATTTGGTTGCAACTACAACTTCACAAACAGGAATTATCGCACCTAACGAGGTTGAAAAATTAGAAGTTCAAAAATACTTGGAGAAGGTTTTTGCGGCAATAAGAGTTAAAGATTTATTTGATGAACAAACAATATTTGGTGACATCTTTATTCCCCCTTTGTTTACGTTTGAAGGTAATGGTAAAGATGGTAGGGAACCAAGATTTGATTATTTAATATCACAAATTGAAGCTCAAGCAAATAAAAAATTAAGTGAATATGAGACCGCAATTACTGCGGAGTTTGCAAGAAAAGTTGAAGACTCATCGACAGGTATTGGATTCAAACCAACGGTAAGAAACATATGTGCGGTTATTATGGCATCAACCGAGGCGTTTATTAGATTGTTGGATGATGTTCATACAAATGCTTGGAATGTAAAATACGACCCTGTTAGACAACTCCCAATCTATAATAATCCTTCATCCGTAAAAGGGACCGACACTATAGATTATTTACCTGTTGACCCAAAAGCAATTGCAAATAATTCAAATTATGCAAATGCTCAACAACCAGTATATCCTTGGCCTCAATTTTTTGTTGAAACTCCTGAAGACAAAAAAGGTAGATTCCAATTAAAATATATTGCCGACCCATCGGTTGTTAATTTGACTCAGGGTTATCTATATGATAAATGGCCTGAAGTTGAATTTGTTGAGGAATATATGAAGGCTTTAATGCAAAAATTTAATCCTCCTGCCGCACAACCACCAAACTCAAGTGATATTACTACAAATATCATTAATATGAATGCAATTGAATATCCTTCAGAGGGAATTGCCTACCTTAACAAAGAAGAACTAAAGTTTTTCTATGAAATATGGGAAAGACAATTTTTGACCGCAAACTATTCTGGTTTTATCAGAGCAAATGATAATCAGTTATATCAAATTATCGATATGGCTGTTAGTGCTGAAACAAATAACATTGTAACAAGTTTAGGTGTAAGTTCTCCTTTTTTAACTTCCAAGTTGAAAAATTATAAGTTAACCGCTAATAACTATGTTAGTACGTTAAAAAACTTTTCTAACCAAGGAACTGGTGCTTCTTATCAAGAATTCATAAGAGATTTTTATGTTACACCATACCTTAAAACTTTAACAGAAAACTCATTTAATATATTATCAATAAATGATATCGGTAAAGAACCACAAACAAGTACTAAGTCTACTGCACTAAATCAACTTGTTAGTAACGCACCAAACGACCCAATAATATTTGATACGTATCCATTTACAGACCCAACGTGGGTTTCAAATAACATGGCATTAAGTGCTTTGAATACGGGTAACGAAGTTTATAATACAACAAAAAGTTTAAAAGTTTTCCAACAAAGAAACGTTATTTCAAATTTTGAAACAATTTACGACTATAAACAAAATAGACCTGTAACAAATTTTTCATTTAATAAAGTTGTTAACCCAACAACTGAAATACAAACATTAGGGTTAACATCATTTTTAAATCTAAGAAAAAATACTTTAAACTTTATACCGACAGAAGGATTTATTAATTACAACTCACCATCACAACAAGTAACAATTGAAACAACAAGTTCTATTTTAAACACACCATATTTTATAAATGCGATTCAAAACGGTGTAAGTGGTTGGAAAAATGGTGACAAGTATCCATATATTCAAGCTTCTTATCTGTTTATTAATTCATTACCTTTGGCATCATTAAGAGAAAGATACCGAACAGACAACTCAACAACCTCAAATGTTGGGGGTGTTAATTTAAATCCAAATATTGGTGGTAATGATTTAGATTATATTGCGTCTTGCTTCAAAAAATTTGGGGCGATTCATAAAATGCCATACGCTTGGGTTTTAAAAATGGGTTCTATATGGTATAGATACAAAACATTTAAAACTACAGGTGTTGATATGTTGGCTAGTGCTTGGAAAAACTTTGACTACAAAGAAAACTTTGACCCTATTGCTAGCTCGGATACAAAAACATACACATTTAATTTTGAAGGTATAAAAAATATCACACTTCAAAGAGTAACTAATGACGACACAAAAATTCAAACAGGGTTCTATCCAAAAGTTATAAATGACTTTAACCTTTTTTATAATGGTTATAGTCTCTATAGTGGTTATACCGATTCTGAAATCCAAGCAAGTATAAATGGTGGCGTTAAAGTTTACAATTTTGCGGATTCAAACATAACAATATCATTCCCTAATCTATCAAGTATTCAAACATGGTCGGTTGTTTTACCAAACGGAGTTGCAGACACAACAAACAATTCATCTGATTGTAGTCCTAATAATAATACAACAAGTATAAGTTATTATGTTGTACCATCATTTGGGACTCAATTTAACCAAGTAAACAGTGAGTGTTTTGAATTCGGTTTACCTATTTGTCAATTTGTAAACAATCAATCTATGTTTAACGGTACAGTTAGGATGCTATGGGATGCACCAAACTATGGTTATTTTGACAATACCCAAATTTCAATGCCTTCACCTGACAGATATCTAAATAAGATAGTTACTACAGATACTGAACAAGCACCATTTAAAATATTATTAAGTAATGACTACTCAAGTATCGAAGAAATTTTTTCAGTATTTGATAAAAGTATTTTAGATAAATTTGAACAAGAGTTTTTGAATTTTTCTAAACCAGTTTCAGATATTGACTTGGGTCCACAAGTTGAGGTTCCAATCAACACAAGTCCTGCAAATGGAAATGCCACATTTAGAAACTTCCAATACTTGTTTAGAAGTTTAATGAAAATTAATGCTAAGAATGAAACAACTTCTAATGCAGAATTTTTTAACAATGTTGGTGGTACTCAGTTAATAAACTTTACATCGACTATTAAAGCCTTTTTTGAATACGATGTTATTTTAAAATACGGTAACCCTGCAAATTATAAGAAAAGAATTTTTGATTCGTTCATTAGTGATAAGGGTGGAGTTAGTACAATTGTTGACCCAATTACATTTAGTCCTTATGTTAAAGGTACGCTACCATCTGCTGGTGGAAAAACTACTTTAGCTCAATCAAAGGCAAACTATCCTGCGGAGTGGTTGACATTAGAAACAGAGGTCGGATTCTCAACAATAGAAAATTTAATTTATACTGACGAAGGTTCATTTATTACCGATTTCTTTATTAATAATGATATCGGTTTTACGGTTAACAACATCACATTGTGTGCACCCTTAGTTAAAATATATGCGACACAAAAAACTTACATACCTACATTAACAACATCACAGTTTGTAACAAAATTACAAAACTACTTTGATACGACCACAAATTTACAAAATTCAATTTTAAACCAAGTTTTAACTAATTTGAATTTATTGTTACCAAACCAACAACAATTACCCGAAAGGGCAATTCAAAGTGTTATTGATGGTCAACAAATTAAAGTTGAAAATTATGAAGTTTTTAAAGCGTTAAATGATAAGTGGATTGCGGGTGGTGATTTTAAAAATAAAACTTTGTTTGAAGACATATTATTTTTAGATAGGGCTTCAAGAAACATTGGAGACACAATTATTGTTGACATTTTTGATTTAAAAAATCTTCTTAAAAAAAGCTCCCTTAATATGGGTATGAGTGTTTTTACATTCATGAGTGGAATATTAATCAAAAACAAATTTAACGTAATGCCACTTCCAGCATATGTAAATTTTTATAATGTACAAGATGCGGACGGAACAACAACAAATCAAAGTGAGGGTTCTTTACAGTTTGCTGATAATATGTGGGGAACATTTTTAAATGTTGACTATAGAAAATCAGGACCAAAATTACTTTGTTTCTATGCGGGACTTCCATCAGGACATTTACAATTACCAAAAGGTAATTCAAGATTTAGGGATGATGCGTTTGAATTACGAAGAGCGTCAGAAAACCCATTGATTGAAAATCAAGTAGGAAAAAAAGATTGGGGTATTTCTAACAAATGTGTTGGGTTTAATGTTGATATTGGAATTAGAAATCAAAACATATTTTCTTCATTTAATATTGGTATGGAAAGTGGTAAGGCAACATCAGAATCTCTTCAAACACAGTTGGATATTACAAATCAAGCTAATGGAAGAAATGTTGCAACTCAAAACGTAAGTTTGTATAATCTTTATAAAAACAGAAGTTATACTTGTCAAGTTGTTTGTTTAGGAAACGCACTCCTACAACCCATGATGTATTTCAACCTTAGACATGTTCCGATGTTTAATGGACCTTATTTAATTACAGACGTGAGCCATATTATTACACCAGGACAATTCCAAACTACATTTGGCGGTATTAGACAAGGTATCTATGATTTACCTTCAATTGACAATTTATTACAAGGTTTGAACACAAATGTTTTAACAAAAATTGAAGCGGTAATCAAAAACAGTAAAGACCCCGTTGTTACTTCAGGTGCAACAGATATTGATAAAACTGCAATATTACAACAATTGGGTAATAACACGGCAGCCGCGGAAAATTCATGTACACTAAGTTTAGTTGAGCCATATACTACATGGGGTAATTTTGTTAAATCACAAACAACACAATTAACACCAAAACAACTTGTTGATGCGTTAAAGGCTAAAAATATTGATGCTAACTTACAACTAATCATATATTGTATATGTTACATTACAAATTTCAGAGAAAATGTTTTCTATGGTTATAATAATAACTTTGCAAATATTACATTAACTACTGATTTTGGGGACAGTACAAAATATTTTATTCAAAAACAATCATCATGTGTTAACATTGGTGGTTCACTTAAAGAACCGACCCCTAAACCAATTGCCAATTTTGAATCACTGAGTACTTTTCTTGATTTTATGATTGCAAGAATTTCTCCAAGAGTTAATCAAATCGTTTACGGAGATAGTAATGGAGTACCATTAGGTTTGGAAAAATATTACACATGTTTCTGGCCAGTTTCTAACGTTAGCGTTAGTTACTTCGACGCACATTGGCCGGCAGAATACACCCAACTTACACAAACATTAAGAAATGCTGAAAATTCTGCGGGTGGAGACGGCCAATTAGATTTAACTGCTGTTGGACAATTAAAGAACTCATCTAAAAAACAAGATATTAATATTCAAATTATTAAAAATCCGTCACAACAAACTAATAATTTAAATAATACCCCGGCACCTTCACCTACTTGCCCACCACCAGTTGTCACATCGTTCTCACCAACTATTGGTATTCAAAATACAATTTTAACAATACTTGGAACTCACCTTGATAATGTTATAAGTGTTACAATTAACGGTGTGGTTACAACCGCGATATTAAGTAATACAAGTACAAGTGTGACTGTTAGTGTACCGTTTAGTAATACAACAGTTATTCAAAATAATCCGATAATCGTTAAAACTAAAAACGGTCAAGTTACAAGTACGACTAACTTTACTTATGACCCTAATCAAGTTTTACCTGGTACGCCAGCACAACCAACCAATCCATATTCATCGTCAAATAACAACACACAACCACAACAAACTGGTAGTGCAACATTAGTTTCAAACGTTCAAGGAAATACATTCCAAGTTAAACTTAACAATAATGTTGGTGATTGGTACCTCTTTAGGTATCCTGAGTATCTTTGTAAGTTAACAAAACTTGATGGTACAGTTTCTCTCCAAACAAACTCCGCAGTTCAATTAACAACTGATGCATATGTAACACCTAACAATACAACCGCTATCCAAGATAGAAATTTTACAATAACAGAGAAAGAATTTGTTGGAAACGTTTTAGGATTAACACCAATAGAAACAATTGGACCAAATGCTAACCAAGATGTAAATGTTACATGGACCGTAAAAGCCGTTTGGGCTAACAAAGTGAACAATGTTCCAAATACAAGTGGGGTACCATACCCTGCAGATGTTGTCCAATCATTCAAATGGCAATTTACTCTTCCTAAATTACCATAAAGTAAATTAACAAATAAAGCGTATATTTATAATAAAAGAATTTATGAACCTAAAAGCAACTTTAGACAATTATCTTGGTAAATCTGTAAGATTTTCAGAAGAAGATAATGGAGACGGTACTAAACAAGTATGTGATTTAGATACTGGTGATTGTTATACTGTAAGAGAAAGAGATGGTCTTATTGAAAGAGCGGGTCATCAAACAACGGCTAACAGAAAAGTTAGAGTTGAAACCTCAAGAGGAATAAAACAATTATTAAACGGTTAATGTAATGAATATAGATAAGAAAATATTAAGTGAAATACAACGATACAAAAGTATTAACAAATATATTGTGGAACAGGCGGCAGAACCAGCACCTGATGATTTAGGAGCGTTAGCACCTGAACCAGGAGCGGCACCTCCACCACCACCTGCAGATGCGGGAGCGGTTCCTCCACCACCTCCAGGAGGTGAAGCTGAAGGACCAGGAGGAGCTCCAACACCAATTGATGTTGAGAATGACCCTGATGTTGAAAAGATTGATGACGAAGGTAAATCTGATGAAAAGAAAGATGACGAAACTGGAACAGATGAATTAGATGTTACCGAATTAGTTGATTCACAAAAAAATATTGAAAAGAAACAAGACGATTACTTTGAAAACTTATTTGGTCAATTAACCAAATTGGAATCAAGATTAAGTGAGATGGATGCAATCATGAACAAACTTAACGCTCTTGAAAATAAAATTGAAAAATACAGAGAGAAAACTCCTGAAGAAAAATTAGAATTAAGAAGTTACGATTCATACCCATTCAACCAAAAATTATCACAATTTTTTGACGATAAAAAAGAAGAGATGGAAAAAACAGGAAAAAATGATTATGTTTTAACTCCTGATGATGTGACCGACATCAATGTAAGTGATATCAAAGATTCGTTCCAAGGTAACGGATTCAAAGATGATTTCCAATACAAATAACAAAACTTAATATGTAAGGAAGGTCACCCAAAAGGTGACCTTTTTTATTTGACAAGTCGAATAATTAGATTATATTTGTAACATAACTTAACAATTAAAACATAAAAAACATGATGAGTTCATTAGACGCCGTATTGGCACAGTACGAAAAAGCACAACAAGGGGGCGGGGCCCAAAGTAAGATGTCGCAAGACGAAAGAATGAAAAAGTATTTCGCTTTAATCCTTAGTGATAAAGAGAAATCAGGACAACGTAGAGTACGTATCCTCCCAACACAAGATGGTAGTTCACCATTCAAAGAAGCTTGGTATCACGAAATCCAAGTAGGTGGACAATGGCAAAAATTCTATGACCCAGGAAAGAATGACAACGAACGTTCTCCATTAAACGAAGTTTATGAGGAGTTGATGTCTACAGGTAAAGAGTCAGACAAAGAATTGGCTAAACAATACAAATCTCGTAAATTCTATATCGTAAAAGTTATAGACAGAGACCACGAAGAAGATGGTCCGAAGTTTTGGAGATTCAAACACAACTATAAGAACGATGGTATCTTAGATAAAATCATTCCAATTTGGAGAAACAAAGGTGATATCACTGACCCTGAAAAAGGACGTGACCTTATCATTGAGTTGACAAAATCTAAAACACCAGCAGGTAAAGAATACACAAGTGTATCTACAATTATGTATGATGACCCAGCGGCTGTTCACGAAGAAAAAGAACAAGCAAACGCTTGGATTAACGATGAGTTGACATGGTTAGATGTATATTCTAAAAAACCTGTTGAATATCTTGAGGCGATTGCTCGTGGAGAAACTCCGAAATGGGATAGTGAAAAAGGTGGTTACGTTTATGGTAACGACATGGAATCAACAACCTCTATGGGTGGAAGTAAAAAAGCTGAAAAAGCTCCAATTGCTGACCCCCAAGCTAACGACGATGTAGATTCAGATTTACCGTTCTAATTACAATAGGCATGGGTACTTGAATAAGGTATCCATGCTTTTTATTTTTAACAAGACAAAATTATGGCAATCAAAAAAAACGACTTTAGTGCGGTAAAGAAAAAGTTCTCTACCTCGGCTAAATACAAACCACAAAGATTCTTTGACTTAGGACAAGACTTCTTGGACGCGGTTGGACTACCAGGTCCTGCTATTGGTCACTTGAATATGTTCTTGGGTCACTCAGATACAGGTAAAACAACAGCGCTTGTTAAGACTGCTGTTGATGCACAAAAGAAAGGTATTCTTCCTGTGTTCATTATCACAGAACAAAAATGGTCTTTTGAACATGCGAAACTTATGGGTTTTGAATGTGAGGAGGTTATTGACGAAGCAACAGGAGAAGTTGATTGGGATGGATTCTACATCTTCAATAATGACTTTGACTACATTGAGCAAATCACGGACTACATCAATAGTTTGTTGGATGCACAAGAGAAAGGTGAGTTGGATTATAGTTTATTGTTCTTATGGGATTCTGTTGGTTCAGTTCCTTGTAAGATGACTTACGAAGGTAAGGGTGGTAAACAACACAACGCATCTACGTTAGCAGACAAGATTGGTATGGGTATCAACCAACGTATTTCAGGTTCTCGTAAAGCGGATTCAAAATACGAAAACACATTGGTTATTGTTAACCAACCTTGGGTTGAGTTACCTGACAATCCATTCGGTCAACCAAAAATTAAAGCAAAAGGTGGTGAAGCCATTTGGTTGAACTCATCTTTGGTGTTCTTAT